GGCAGAAAGTCCGGCCGAAAGCCTCGTGTGAGCCTCCTCCGCCGTGTCGCGCAACGTCTTCAAAGTCCCCGCCAGCGTCTCGTCGTCGCGGAACCCTTCAAGGAATTTTATTATCTCGTTGTAATTGTCGATGGCATCGCTCGTGTCCCCCGACACCAGCGCGTCGAGGGCAGCCGTTGTCAGGTCAACCGCCCTTTTGACTTCGTCAATCCGCGCGTCCAACGTGAGGTTGGCTACGGTCAGGTTCCCGCTTTTCTTTCCCGTTGCGGTCCACTTCCCGTCCTCCACACACCACACATCCGCCGGAAGCGTGTCGCCAACCAGTGCCCACCAGCCCGGCTCGGGCAACGGATAGGCGGCCTTCATGGCGGTTTCACTCGGAAACAACCCTTTCGATGGCCCCTTAACATTCGGTGCGTCAAACCAGCCATCCACCGTCAGGTTGTGCCCCGCGTGAATATGCCCCTTGATGTCAACGTCGCCGCCTATGTCAACGTTTCGCCCCACGGCCACGTCGCCCTTAACACTGCTCAACGGTATCGCTCCCATATATATTTATTGTATAAAAATCCGGCCGCCCGGATGGCAATTCCCAATTCCTAACTCCTAATTTCTAATTCCTAATTCAATTAGCCTCTCTCCCTTCTCATGCTCGCCGTAGGTTATCGCCGTCAATCCTGCCGCCGTGTACACCACCGCCTCATAGCAGCGCTCGCTTATGTCGATGCCGCCGTCGGCGTCAACCTTGGGGTAGGGGACATACACCGCCCGCACAACCTGTGCGCCCTCGGTCTTGCAGCTGTAAAATTCCAGAGCCTTTCCCTCGGGTCGCGTCACTATCGCGCACACAGGCCGCTGTGCCGTGCCCCTTATTCCCTTGAAGCGGCTGCGCTGACGCCCATACTCGGGCGAGGTTCCCGATATGGCCGTCCAAACCGGGCGCTCCCAGTCGCTCATCTCGAACACTACCAGGCGCATGAAATCATCCGGCAGCATCGTCCATCCGCTTCCGTCCCCGCGCCAGTGCAGCGCGTCCCCGAAATTATGGCCCTCTTCAAGCAGAAAAGCCGGCGCGGCGCTGTGAACGCGCCTCACCGCCTCCTCCACCTTCTGCCTGATGATGTCGTCAAGCTCCAGCGTCTCGGGATCCTCCCCGAGTGTCAGCCCCACGCTCACCGGGTTCTCGTCCAGCGCCACCCTGACGGCCTTTACAACCTCCGCGAGCCTGTATATCATGACTGCGCAGGGTCTTCGCCGGCTACGTACTCAAACTCCACTCCGTATTGCTCGGCAGCTGCCGCGATGGCCGCCTTGCTGTGCAGCTTGCTCAGGGCTATGCCGTGATTGTCGCGCAGATACTCCGCCGCGTCGCGGGCACAGCTCACCTGAACTTTTACCTTTGCAGGTTTGCCCGCCTCCTGTTCGTCCTGTGGCGCCTCAGCCTCGGGGCGTTCCTCCGCTGCCGCGGTTTCCGCCGTCGGTCTGTTGCGCTCCACCACGAAATCCTCCTGGGTCGGGTACGTCTTGATCAGCTTTATTTTGCCGTTGCGGAACGGCTCGCTGTGCTCGATGGCCAGCTGCACAACCGGGTCGGTTGTCGTGAACATCGCCGGAGTGACACCCTGCGTGGTCATCGCTCCGCCGCTGAACAAAACCCTCACCGACGCCTTGCCCGCCTTGATGATGGCCATCCACTCAACGATGTTGTAGACGCCATATGTCTTCTTCGTCTTTTTCATATGATAAATTGTTTGTCTTTGCCGGGGACTTCCTCCCCCGTTAGAAATAAAGGGGAGGCGGCCAGGCGCACTCCACGCTGTCCGCCTCCCTGACCGTTCGGTGGTTTCTCACGTCAGGCCACCAGCTGGCCGGAGAACTCCTTCCAGCCTTCCCCGTCATTCTGCCACATCGTGCCGCTCACCGCCGTGGCAGAGATGCCCGGGCAGTCGTTGAGCAGCACGTAAACCTTGCCCGCAACCGGCGTTTCGGGCGCTTCCGCGTCATCCCACATCACGTAGGCTGTGGCACCCGCTTCGGCGCATTTACCCTCGCCGTCGATCCAGATGTGAGCCGAACCTTTCAGGCCCAGGGCGTCCCACACAAGGGTTGTCTCGCGCTTGGCCTCGTGGCCCTCGATGTTCTTGTTCTTCTTGTGCTCCTGCGAGTAAACGTAATGGATGAGGCGGTCGTAGGCTATTACAGCCGCCGAGTTGCTCCAGTACAGGCGGTCAAGTGTCGCGTCGTGCTTTATCTCGAACTCGCCGAACACCGTGTGGATGGCCGTAACTTTCCAGCCCACGGGATTGGTTTTGGAGATAATCTGAACTTCGGGGTGCTTCGAGAAATCTATGCACTGGATGTTCTCAATGAAATTCTTGCCTGCCAGTATCACCACGTTCTTGGGAACGTCGTCACCGGTGAATGTCATCTTGGCCAGCGCGATGAGCTGCTCGTAAGTCCACTTACCGCTGTGGTCGAGATGGCGCTTGATTTGCCAGCGCACGCCCTCGGTGGTATAGATGGTCTGCTGGCCAAGGTCGGTGTCCACCGTCAGCATACCCGGGCGGCTCGACCACAGGGTGCGGTTGCCCTTCACCTTGAAGTTGCGTATCTGTGTCTCGGCAATAAGTGCCTTGCCGAACGGTATGCGCTTGGCTGTGTGCTCGAAGTAATCGCTCACAACATTGTTCATGCCGCGCTTCTGCGCGTACAGCTTCGTCGGCTGGGGCACAACCAGGTCGGGCTGCACGTGCATCTGTGTCTCATACATTGCGTTGGCCAGGATTATCAGCGTGGTTCCCGCCGGTATCTCGGGCACGAGACACAGCTCGTCGTTGGGGTCGCTCTTGGGCCCGTTCACCGCGCGGGCGATCGGATTGCCGGTCGCCGCGTCGCGTCCGCTCACAAGGAGCATGAGGTCCCTGCCGGGTGTCTTCGCCGAGCCGTCCGCCGTATAACCGTCCACGCCTTTCACCAACAGGGTGGTGTAGGGGTTGATGAGCTGCTTGTCGGTAACCGCCAGCGGCAGTATCGCCTGCTGTGATGTGCCGTCGCCAACCGCGGCGTTCGTAACGACGCTCGCTCTGGGCTCGTCAATGGCGAAATGCTCGATTACCGGCGAATTTACCTTCACGCGTTTGGCCATCAGCATCAGCTGCATCAGCGGCGTGTCATCGCTCTCAAATTCAAACAGCTGTCGGTCTACATACGACTCTATCAGGTTGCCGCCGGCAATCCCGCCTGTCGCGCCGGCCACGGTGCTGACGGTCGTGGGCTGTCCGGGTAGCTGTGTGTCAAGTCCGGCATGGCCGGGACTCGGGGTAGGGGATGTGCCGCCTACCGCCACATTGGTCTCTGTTGAAATCTCTCCCATAATGTAATAGTTGTTATTCCCTTAAAAAATAATATTCTGTCTAAACCCTCCGCCTCCTCGGAAAACTCCGGGCCCTCACCTCAAAAAGCCGGATGGCAATTCCTAACTCCTAATTTCTAATTCCTAATTAAATTTCTGTCTCGCCAGCGCAGCCTGTGCGAAAACGTCATCATCGCCTCCGCCAGCCTCTCGCGGCGTGTTGTTGCTGCCGTCCAGACGCGGAAGGCCGTCGCCCTTGGCCGGCTTGCGCAGCTGCGCCTCAACCTTTGCGTTGCGTCCGCGCACCTCGCCGTCCTGGCTCGCAGCCTCCACATCGACATCGTGGTTCAGCGCCTTCAGTGCCATGTCCAAGCTCTCGCGCGTGAACTTTCCCAATATGACCTCGTTCGCTATCTGTCCCAACAGGTCCAGTGCCGCGTCCATAGTTTCATCGTCAATACCGCGCTCGCCCTGCATCTGCGACACCGTCGCCTGCGACGCGGCCAGGTTGCGGTCATACTCCTCGTCAAGTTCCTTGCTCTTGGCAACCCTCTCAAGGTACTCCTTGTTGGCCGCCTCGAATTCTTCCTGCTTTTCGGGATCGTTCAGTATGTCGGTCATACCGTCAACGCCGATGCGCTTTATCAGGTTGGTCCACGGATTCTGTCCCTTTGCCATGTCCGTCAGGAACTGGGCGCTGTGCGGGTCGCGGTTGAACATGTCCACAAGCGAGCGCTCACGCTCCCTGTAACCGTTCAATTCTCCGTCAAATGCGTCATAATCGTCATTGATTTGACCGAATAGCGCCTCGTCATCCGCATACTCGCGGTCGGGATATTTCGCCTTCAACCGCTCGCCCACTTGCTCGCGTTTGCTCTTAACTTGCTCTGATACAGCCATTTTATTACACCTTGTGTTTTTATATTTTTATCTTCTGCAAAAATACGCCCTTATTCCCTCTCCCCAACTTTATCTTTTGGATTATGGAATGTTAATTTTGCATCGCATGCCAATCAGTCAACACCATGAAATATTTCGGTTCAATCTTCGAGTTCACCCACCAGCGCAACGCCGACCTCATGCGGGCCTACCGCCACCACGCCGCCCTTATGGCGCGCATCGACAACGTCGAGCTCGGCCGCCGCGTCGTCAACTCACCATCAGCTCGCTTTTGGGTGTCCGCCGAGCGGGCCACGGTCGTTGTCTCGCAGCTCCTGCGGGGACTTCCCGTCCTTCGCTCAATGCGCCGCCACAAACGTGAGATGTTCGAGGAAATCTACCGCCGTTTCCTCCACCTCCGCCGCTCAATGCCCGCGGCAAGGATTATCGACGTCGTCTCCGTCGTCGTCGATTCCCCGGCCCCGCGCTTCTACATGACCCCGCGCTCGGCAATCGAGACAATCTACAAAATCAAAAACGGATTCTATGAACGACAGCGACAAAATCTCAAGCATATTAAAGGAAAACGATAGGCGCAACGCGGCAATCTTCTGCCGCTTCAATCCCATAACCGGCGAGGGGTCCACGGGGCGACGCGTAAAGGTGCGGATTGCCGGATTTCCAATCCCCGTCCAGTACCTCCCGGCTTCAATGCTCTCTGTCCCCCTCGTTAAAAAACTCGTCCGCGCCGGCTCGGTCGACGCCTTCATCCGCGACGTCGTCGCCGTTGACCCCGACGACGACTCCCGCGACTCCCTCGTCTCCCAGTTCGTCCGCATCCGCTGCCGGCACGACTTCCCCTTTTGGGCCGCCACTTTCGTATATATTAAGAATAAGGATGTCTCCGGCGCCCCCGAGGTTCTTTTCCGTCTCTCATACCCCCAGCGCATCTTCGTCGCCGCCCTCGAGGAAATGCGCCTCGCCGGCAGGCCGATGCGCGTAGTCCTCCTCAAGGCGCGCCAGTGGGGCGGCTCCACCACATCCCAACTCTACATGGCATGGCTCCAGCTCTGCCACCGCCAGGGACTTAATTCCCTCATCATCGCCCATCAGGGAACCGCTTCCGACGAAATCAAGGACATGTTCGACCGAATGATTAAGGCCTACCCTCTCGACATGCTCCACGCCCCCGCCGACTCCTTCCCGCCCAACGAGCCCAAGATGGTCGGCGTAGGCAAATCGGGCTCCATCTTCCGCGTCCCACAGCGAAACTGCAAGGTCAAAATCGGCACCGCCGAACGCCCCGACTCATGCCGCGGCGGCGACTACGCCCTCGTCCACCTCTCCGAGGTCGGTCTGTGGAAGGAAACCGAGGGCAAGAAGCCCGAGGACATCGTCCGCTCGGCCTGCGGCGGCGTTCTCTACCGGCCCCTCACCATGATTGTCTACGAATCAACCGCCAACGGCCTCGGCAACTTCTTCCACAAGGAATACGAGAGCGCCCGCGCCGGCCACACCCAGTTCCGGGCCCTGTTCATCTCCTGGTTTCAGATCGACTGGAACCGCATTCCCTTCAACTCCCCCGACGAGCGCCGCGACTTCGCCAGGCGCCTCTACGAAGGCCGCGACAACCCCGCCGCCCTCTCCACCCGCGAGGAACCCGGGCGCTACCTGTGGTGGCTGTGGCAGAAAGGCGCCACCCTCGAGGCTATAAACTGGTACATTGTCGAGCGGACCAAACACCAGCACCACGGCTCAATGGCCTCGGAATGTCCATCCGACGACGTCGAGGCCTTCGTCAACTCGGGCGCCGCCGTATTCGACCGCTACCAGGCCGAGCGACTCAAGTTCACGTGCCGCCCGCCACGCCAGATCGGCGACGTATACGCCGACGCCGACGAGGGGCCCGCCGCCCTCCTCGGTCTCCGCTTCCGCGACGATTCGAGCGGCCAGCTTTGGATATGGTCACACCCGGACCCAGCATCACCCGACGACGCCGAACTCATCACCGACCGATACCTCACCGTCGTTGACGTCGGCGGACGCTCCGACAAGGCCGACTGGTCCGTAATCGTAGTCTTCGACCGCCTGTTCATGATTGACGGCGGCAAGCCCTCGGTCGTCGCGCAATGGTACGGACACATCGACATCGACCTCCTCGCCTGGAAGGCCGCCCAGATTGCCGCATACTATTCCGACTCCCTCCTCGTCATCGAATCCAACACCCTCGAGACCCACGACCGCGCCCGCCAGGTCGACGGCGACCAGTCCCAGTTCATCCTCAACCAGCTCGCGGGCGTCTACCCGAACCTATACGCCCGCCGCCAGTCCGAGGACGACATACGCCGCGGCGCCCCGCGCAAGTACGGCTTCCACACTAATGTCGCCACTAAGCCAATGATAATCTCCTCTCTCATAAAAGTCGTCCGCGAGTCCCTCTACGAGGAGCGCGACGAACGGTGCGTCCACGAGCTCCTCACCTACGAGCGCAAGCCCAACGGAGCGTTCGGCGCAATCGACGGCAAGCACGACGACCTCCTGATGACCCGCGCCATCGGCCTCCATATCTGCTTCTTCGAGATGGACCCGCCGCGCGTCGTCCGCCGCTCCGCCCTCCACCGCGCCATGACGCCCAAAGTCGTCTCCGCCGCCACAATCTGACCCCAATTCCTAATTCCTAATTCCTAACTCCCCCTCATCGCTCCGTAAAGCTTCTCCACGGCCTCCATGTCGGTTCCCTCCTGTGTCCGCGCCATCAGCTCCGCCGGCATCCCGTCCGGCCTCTCCCCGCGCTCAAGCTGCTCCTGCTGGCTCGCCAGCGACTGAAGCAGCTGGTCCGCGAACGGAAACTCGCCCGTCTCCAGCATCTGCCTCAGCGTTATCTGACCGCTCTCCCATATCTTCATCAGGAAATCGTTCGCCATCGCCCTGTACGCCGGCGTCGCCGTGCTCGGAACAATGCTCAGGTCAAACTCCACGTTGCGTATCTTCTGCGGGTCATACTCCGCCATACGGCCCGTCCGCCCCGCGATGTGGAACACACGCTTGCGGTCATAGAACTGCTGCATGTTCTTGACGTCCTTGTACGCCGCCTCCGTGATGAACCCGTTGAAAACTTCCAGCAAGTCCAGCAGGCTCGTCGTCGCGTTCTGCGTCTGCTGGTTATACAGCGCCGCGCTCATTCCCGAATACCCCGGCTTACCCTGCAGCGCGCCGTTCACCCCGCTGATGTCCTCGAAGAATTTCAGCTGGACCTGCAGCAGCTCGCTGATGCCTATGTTGGTCGAGTTCGCCGCAACCTGCTGCGGCAGCTGGCCGCTCTGGCTCGGCTTGAACACAACCACTCCGTTGAACCGCACCCACGCCTGCGCGAAATCCTCGGGCGACATCCCCTTCGGGATGCTGTCCTCCGGCACCAGCAGCACGCCCTTGGCGCTCGCCCGCATTATCCAGTCATACAGCGTAACCAGCCGGTTCGTGTAACGCTGCTGGTCAATCACGTCACCCACAAACGAATGGACCTCGCCGTCTATGAACGGATACGCCTTGAACACATAGGGGTGGCTCTTATGCTCGTATGGTGTCTCACCCTCCGCCAGGATGTCCCCCAGCGGCGACAGGTAATAGTAATACCAGTAATCGTCCATCATCCACTCCGCCCTTATCAGCGGTATCTCGTAAGCCGGCATCCCCGCCTGCGCCCCCTGCGCCATGCGCCGCGCGTTCTCGGCCGCCACCATCTCCCCATAGTCCCCGACCTCAATCTTGAACACATCCCCGCTGTTGTAGTCATGGCACCAGTAGCGCGGCTTCGACTCCTTCCGCCACACCTCTATCACCCTGCAGCGCGTCGCGTCACGGGGCGTAAGGAAATCCCCGTCCCAGTCCTGGCTGTAGCCGAACTCACCCCACGCCTGCATCAGCCGGGGCCTGTCCTTTGCCGCCGAGTACACCTCCGCCAGCCACCGGTAATCCTCCGGGCTGCGCGCGAACTGCTGGCACACGGCCTCGAAACTCACGTCATGAATCTCGCCTATGCACGTGCAGTCCCACGCCCGGAAATCCCTCATGTTGTTGTCGACAAAAAAATTGTTCGGCTGCACATTGTCAGTCCAGCAATCCTCCTTGTCATTGCGCCGACCGTACCACTTCCTGTGCACGACCAGCCCCGAAATCAGGAACTCCTCCATCGACCGCGCGTAAATCTCCCCCATGCGGTTCAGCTGCATGTTGTACTGCAGCACCGTCGACATCGTCTCCGCCAGCCCCTGCTCGTCACGGTCGCGCGCATAGCACGTCGGCTCCGTCGACTGGCTGCGGTACACGCCTATCACGTTGCGCGTCAGACGCCTTATCATGTTGTTCTTCAGCGGAACGCTCCCCTGCTCCATGATATACTGCGCCTCCGTCATCTCCCGTCCGTCCACACATATCACATCGCTCCACTGGTCCCCGTAATTGTAGCGCTTGTTGCGTTCGCGCTCGCGCCTGAACCGCTCCATGTTCATGTAATAACCCTGAGCCTCCATCAGCACCTCCATCGCCCGGCCCCGGTCGTTCCCCCGGTTCCGCGCCCTGCTGCGCGCCACGCTGTCCGCATTCTCCGCGCCGCTCCGGCAGCACACATCGCTCATTCTCCTAAGCCTGCCCATAACTCATTACATCTTTAAACATCATTCATTAATATAATCCGCCCCGCGGAGGAGGCTGCGCAAAGTTAACAACTTACGCCCCCTCCTCCGCTTTAACTATTGGACGGCAGGCCCCGCATGCGTCTCCCGGTACCGCTTCACAAACTCGTCCCTCAGCCGCTCCAGCTCTTCCCGGTGCTTCTGCCGCTCGGCCTCCGTCTCCGCTTCCAGCGCCTCGACCATCCCCGCGCGGTAGTCCGTCACCGCCTCAAGCGCCATCGCGGCTTCCTCCGCCGTCGACGCCTCCATATACATCTTCGTGATCCGCTTAAGCTGTTTGTTGAGCCTGCCGAAAAGGCGGTACAGCTCAGCGTCCGGGTCCTGCTGCAGCTCCGCGTACGCCTGTGCCCCGGCCAGGTAGTCGAACTTCATCAGTTTCTTGGCCTCCTGCGCCTTCTGCCGCATTGCCTTGTAGCGCTCCTCGAAATCCGCATAGGCATCCAAAGTTTCCCGGCGCCCTTGGTTCTCCAACCGCTCCTTTATCTTCTTTTCGGCGGCTTTCCTGTAGCGGTCAATGCGCTCCCCGTCGTCCCACGACCACGGTGCAAACGGCGTGCCGCGCTTTACCTTGTAGGTGGCATAGCGCTCGGCCAGTTGCTCAGGGGTGAGCTTGCTCGCCTCCTCGCCGCTCAGTCCAATCTCGTCAAAATACATCTTGTCGAGCTGGCTCTGCGGCACTTGAAGCACGCGCATTACGAAGATGGCGGCCTCGTGGCTCAGCGCGGGGTCATCGCCGCAAGCGTCCATGAAGGCAACGGCAGCGTCCGTAATGCTCTGCGGGTTCATGCCGATACCCGACTGAATTAACAGATTGAATATGTCGGTAAAGGCTTCCGCATTCCTGTCTCCGATAAACTTGTCTCGTATGGAACTAATGTCGCTTGCCAACGGCATATCTTTCGTCAACTGATTGGCGCTCCATTCGCCGCTGACTGCCATATTGCCGAAACTGCTCATCACATCCCCGCCCGTCAAGCCCTCGACGCTGCCGAAGTAGGCGTGTGTCAGTGCATCGTCCCACATTGCATCCTTCTCGTCATTGTCATTGCCGAAGAACATGTAAGGCAGATACGCCCCGAGATTCCATGCCAATTCAAGGATGAAACCGAAGGTGGCAAGACGGATGATGTCTTTGCGCAGCTGACGGCGGAAGCGTCTCTTGGCTGCGTCCTCAGCCTTGGCATGCTCGTCTGCGGTGGCGTGATCGGGGTCAATCCCCCAATCTCGGATTATCTGCTTCTTCATGAAAGCAACGCTCTCGGCGCGTTGGCCGGGGGTGAGATTGTGCTTGAGATTGCGCAGCGCGTCAAACTCTTGGCGGGTGTACGACATGGCCGAGTTGCGGAACACGGTAAAAAGAGAGCTTAACCAGTCTCTATCTACCTGCATAGTCGACAGGAACGGAGACTCCGAGGACTGCTGCGTTTGATTGAACAGGATTGTTGCGTCCTGCTTGGCCCGTTTGTCGGCCATGTCCTCCGGATAACCTTCTTTCTTGTATTGGGCGAGGCGTGTGTCATAGATGGCCCTTGCGCCGATTGCGACGGTTACCGCATCGACGAAGGCGTTGGGGGTCATGCCAAAACGAGACGCTTTCTCCATAATACGGTTACGCCACATATTCCAATCCATTTCGGGCTTCAACAGACGCGGGTCTCCGCTGATGCGGGAGTGCCAACGCTCACGGAATATCGGAAGATTTTCCATGCACCATTTGAAATCGCCATAAGGATGAGTAATGCTCTTGGCTATCGAGCTTATGCTTACTTCCGGTGCATAAGCAGGTGCCGACAGGAGCTGCTTCAATGCAGTAAACATTCTCAAACTTACCTTGGCGGCGGTCACACCCTTGGCGATGTTGACTGCGTTTTTGTTTAGTTTGCTTACCGGTGGTCGGTATTCACCTGCCGCCATAAGGCAAAGGTTGTTGAAGTTTGACCACAGTTGTCGTCCGCCTCCGTAGACGGTTGTCATATTGATGACCTGATTACGGAACCGCTTGTATGTGCGCAAGGTGTTGAGGTCTCTGTTCCACTCCGCATAGGCGTTCCAATGCTCCATCTGCGTGATGTGGTCGAGTATCACGCTCAACGCGTCAGCTCCCGTGATGTCAAGGGCGAGATTGTTTGCCCGTCGTTTGATGATGCTGCCGGTCTTGGTGGTGATACCGTCCGGGCGGTTAGGCTGATTGACATCTTCTTCTCTGTCAATTCTTGCGTTGGCGAGTATCTTCAAGGGGAAGTAGTTCTCGATGGCGGCCATCGATGCTCCGAACATTCTTTTGTGGGTCTCGTTGTACTCGTTGCGGGTATCCACGAGGAACTCCTCCTGCAGCCAATCTGCAAGCTGCCTGAAGCGCGGGTCGAGCACACTTTCAATGTCGGCCACATCACTCTCGGTGATGCCCATCCTGCGCAGCTTCATGCGTCCGTCACTCATCTTGTCAACCATGTAGACATACATTAGATTGCCCTGGGTCAACTTGTGCTCACGCATCTCGCCCCCGTCCTGGAATGAAACGGTCGCTCCCTTCATCTTGCCGGAGAGACGGATAAGTTTTCCCCAGGTCACGCCTTTGCCAAACACTTCCGCGGCCTTGGCGTCGAGTCTGGCAAGCTTATCCTTGACGCCGAGCAGTTCCCTCTCGCGGCAGTCCACCCATCCGCGCATGAAGCGGTTCCAAAGATAGCCCTCTCCGTTTGCACTCTTGTTGCCGAACACGCGCAGCATCTGGTCAAAGGTGGCGAGCGGTGCGAACATGAACTGCACAAATCCATTGTTCATGAACTTGTCAAGCCTGCCGTCCCTATGGTGTTCATTGGCCGGCCGGCCCTCCATATCGGAGTTGGCGTTATGGTGAATCTCCCTTACCCGCGCTTTCTCTGCCTCACGGAACACCTTGGCGTTCTCCATGCTCCCGCGCAGCGAGTCCGAAAGTCTGCCAACGAGGTTGAAATACGCCTCGGCCCTCTCTATCTTATTCTTGCGGATGGCGTCCTCGGTGGTCTCAACGAACTGCCTGTAAGCATCGTCAGTCATTCGCCCTGCGTCCCTGTCTTCCTTGACTGTTTTAAGGCTGTCGCGCAGAGTTTTCTCCTCAGCCTTACTGTCGGCAATATTCTGTACATAATCGAGTGCCATATTGAGACCGGCATATTTTATGACGGCTTGGTCGGCAATTGTTTGGTCGGGGTCACTCATGCGGTTCAGAGCCTCGGCAATATTCTCATGAATCTTATCCTCAGTCAAAGACATAGCCTCCTTGGCTACCTCCATCGTCCGCTGACCCTCGACGTCAAGCTCGCCCTGCACCTCGACACCACGTGCATCCACCTTGCTGCCCCGTATGGCCAGCAATGAGCGCAGCGCGCCCTCTCCGTTGCGCAGCTGGTTGTCAACCATGATGTCAAGTATCTTCTCAACATACTCCCCGGGGTTGTGCATCGCCGTCGCATCCTTCACCGCCGAAAGCAACCGCTTCACCTCGCCCCCGGTCATCCCGCTCAGGTAACCGTGCTGTATCAGTATCCGCGCCAGATCCGTCACACGCTTCACCGTCGAGCGGTCATACATCGCCTGTGCGTTCATGGCGTCCACCACCTTGCTCTCAACCTTGCGGTCCGCTCCCTTGAACTTCGTCGTCCTCCCGCGGCTGTTGCGCATCGTGCGCAGAAGGCTTTGCAGATTGTTCGTCACGGCACGCATCGCGTCGTTCCTCAGGATAAGGTCTCCCGCCTGGTTGCCCGCAAGGCGTATCGCCGCATTGGTTATCCGCTCCTCAAGCCCCACGCTGCGGTCGCTCCATATGTCATCAGTCTCGCCGCCACGGAACAATATCCCATTTTCCGGCGTTTCCATTTTTGGATTCTCAAAGTTATTTATTACCTTTGCAGCATCATCAAGCTCTTGGGCGGTGTACTTGTGGGCATGGGGCTCACGCCGGGTAAGCCATTCAAGAGCTTTTTCTTTGTCATATACCTTACCAAGGCCAGCGTTAATCCAACTCACAACCCCTTTTTCTCCTTTGGGATAAAGAGTGACTATCTCTTCTACGATAATTTCACCTTTGCGCGTGGCCTTGGCCTTGGCTTTCAGTGATACAATGAAGTTCTTGCCGTCCCTGCTCAAGTCCACCAGGATATTGAAGTCTCCGTGACCTTTGCTTTCAAACACAGCAATGGGAGCGTTGATACTCATCGGCAGATCCCTGACATCTTCGTAATCAAATGGATGGTCGTGTTTATAGCTTTCACTCATCTTTTTGCGCAATATATCACAGTCAAGGACTATCTTGCTCCCACCTATGCCAGCGCTGCGTAGGATTCTGCCTGGTTTGCCTAATTGCAGTTCACCGCCCTTGCTCTCGCCGGAAATCAGCTGGCCCAGCTGCTCGTTGAACCGCTCATTCACCATGTGCAATTCTCGTTCCTCTTTCCCCTCGCGGCGCATTATATTATTGTTAAGCCCCAGCTCCGACCGCTTGGCCGCGTCGCGCGCCATATCGACATAGTCGCCTTTTGAACGAAGCCTTTCATGACTCCGCCACAGCATATACCGCAATTCATTGTCTCCGAGTTTTACCCACTTCGGCAGTTTCAGCGAACCCAGGAACTTGTTTATGGCTTCAAGAACTTTGGCTTTCAGCTTCGCCCAGATACCGCGCTCTGCCTCGGTGAAGTCCTCAAAGCCCTTCTCCGACATTCGTCCGAACATTTCATCAACACTCACGCGGCGGTGGCGTTCATAGCCTTGGCCAGGATCATTAATAAACCTACGGGTAGTTTCTTCATCTACCTGCCGTTTCAAATCGTCTTTGAGGTGGCCGTAGACTTCATCGCAGAAATTATCGTAGTTTTCCTCTCCAACAAGTTCTCGCAGGCCTTTGTGGGCTACAACCTCATGGAACACGGTCCCGGCAACATCTTCAACGGTCACATTGTTGGGGACGACAACGACAACCTCGCCGGTGGCCGGATTATAGAAGCCTTTGCTGCCACGCATACGCTTCTGCATTTCTGGGTCATCGTGCGTCAGTTCTGCCGCATCCTCAACAATTCGTATCGGTGTGTTGAATTTCTTCGACAACTTTTCGGCATGCCCACGCTTTGCCTCCGGCGAGGTCTGCGCCATTTCCTGCTGATGAGCAGACTCTGTCAGCACCTTGTCATCCTCAACCTCGCGGAAACGAATATCGCTGTTGGTAGATGCTCCATACTCGCTATCGGGTTCATACAGCAGACCCTCATTATTGGCACTCCTGGTGTAATTGCCCTCTACATTGACAACATCAAGCAGATTAGTACCTCCAACTCTCTGTAAGCTGTGTTTCAGATTGTTGAATGTGCTGCTCTCGCTGTGGTCAATGGCAAAATCGCCGTAGAGGATTGCATTTTCGCCACCGAACTGAATAACACGCTCTGAAATATAATGAGCCATTTCTTCGGCATCTGTCGGAATATTTGTGTAGGGGGTATGGATGTTGCCGACAATCTTGTTGGCTCGTGACAATATGAGGAACGAAATCTTTGCGCGGTCACCCATGCGGTGGGAGTTGAGGAACGCGGCAACATCTTCGGCGCTGCGCACCTGCGGCTGGGCCATCGGGTCGTAGTCGGGCGCAAAAATCTGCTTGTCAACGTTTGCATAGTCTGCAAAAGGCTTGGTCTTGCGGTGGCTCGACTGAATCCATTTATTGAAGTCATCTATGTTCGCTTCCGATATACGCAGGCCCGGGTGTTTCTCCGCCCAGGTCGCGTCATAGTTGGCGAGATAGGCCTGCATGGCCTCGTAGCCGTCATTGAATCCGAGCATCACCTTGTGCTCGTCAAATGCGCCGTCTTCCCGGGTCTGGTCAACGACATACACCTTGCGACCGTTCCACTCGTCCATGTCGGTATGCAGGAACACGTCGATGTGGTCGCCGTCTACACTCTCCGTGCCTTTGATGTAGCCGTAGGCATTGGCCATGGTGGTTTGCCACCTGTTGCCGCTGGCGTCCACGCCGCTGCGCACAGACCCTGCCGGATTCTCTATGGTAATGTCGAAATCGCCGATGGTGACATGGTCCTTCTTATAGTTACCTGCTTCTTTCTGCGCCTCGGTGGGGTTTTGTTCCACCTCTGCCGATGCGGTCTCCACGCCTGCCTGTATGGATTTTTCCGTCTCGCTTTTATATTCATTACGTCTTTGAGTTCCCCACTTACTTGCATTTACTTCTTCCTCAGTGGCAGGTCGCCATATTTCTTCAATCTCCTCACGACGCAATTTGTTGCTTAAACCTCCGTCTTGAGCACGCACACGGAAACGACCGTCATCTTCTATGAATTCGACGTATCCAAGCACACCGGTTCTTTTAGAAATGTAGATGTCTCCACGCTCAATAGAACTTTCACCCCCTCCCTCTTGTTTATCTGCCGACAAAGCATTAACTTTGCCAATGGAAACGGCAGACTCACCGTTGGGTTCAATAGATGATGTGCCGCTTTGTTCATCTGTTGGAAGCGAAGAGTCGCTTGAAACGGCATTGTTCGGTTGCTGAGGTTCGGTCTTAGTGGCCGTTTCTGAAGAAATAACAGTGTTTTCGGGAGTAGCAGTGTCATTCCCGTTGCTCGAAAGAGTCTCAACAGTGTCTGTCGTATTGTCGGGGACACTGTTTTTCTTTTCAAACATAGTGAGAAGCCATGTTTTCTTTTTATCATCCCATGTAAGACGGACGGCCGCTTGATATTTGTCGCTCTCCAACTGCACTCGGTTGGTTGAACGCTTGGTTACAACCATGTCGTTCAACACCTCCTGCAAGTTAAAAAGGACTTCAGGGTGAAATTTTGCTAACTTGGCAAGTCCATAGCCGTCACTATGGGCGGTTCCCTCCTTGCCCCATACGAGGTCAATATCTCCAATCTCCTTATGATGCAACGCACCAATAGCCTCACCGCTACGCTTAGCGAGTAGGAAAGTCACGGCTTCTTGCGGCTTTCCTTTGAATTGAGTGTAGATTTCACCAAATGGGCCAACAGAAGGAGTTACTCCCTCTGCCAATTCTCCATTTGCTGCATCATCTGTATTTCCTCCTCGGACATCGGTATTTCGTCCTCCTGCTGCTGCGCTGTCATCTTCAACTCCTGCTCCACGGTCGGATGATTCTTCGGCCTTTTCCTGCTGTAAATCACCCTGCCGTTCATCAGCTGGTTGTACGTTTCCTCGTCCTCCCTCTCCTGTTGCGCCTGTCTGGCCGCTCTCTGCATCATAATCAGTTTGGCCAGCTGCTTCCGCTCGCTGCTTGCGTTCGGCGATGGCCCTGTCGACGATGGCCTGTAATTCTCCTGGTGTTGCATTTGTGAATTGATCTTTAATTTGTTTCAGTAATTCTTCTTTGGACGGCACCTCGCCTGTGAATATGTCCATCTGGCCACCCGCGGCTTTCTGCGCCTCGTTGTTATATGCGGCGAGTAACCTGCGCAGGTCGCCCGGACGGCCGCTGTTGAGAACGTCAGCGATATGCAGTGCTACGGCATCGGCGAGGCGGCTGTTCCCGAACTCGTCGTCAAACAGCCCCTGCATACGTCCGAACGGCGACACCGGCACGCCTTCCTTGAACACATCGGGCTGCGCTGATTTGGCCCGGTACACCAAGTCCACGGCCCTGGCAAGCTCGTCCGCAAGGTCATAGCCGGCATCCGCGAGCGTACGGTTGGCCGCTATCTCGCTCAGCGCCATAACGGTCGGCTGGCGCATCGCGGGAGTGGAGATCACCTGACGCACGGCGTCGGGGTTGGCCTGGAAAATCTTGCCGATAAGGGTGTTCTCTATCATCTCCTTGCCCTGCGGCGATATGGCTGTCCCGGTGCGCATCTCGGGCATTTGCCTGTCGTTGATCACGCCGGCCTGCATAAGGGCTCCAAGCGCGTGCGCCACCGCTTTCTCGTCCGCATAGTAATCGCCGAGCCGGTCATGACGGCTTATGTCGTTGACAATGCCGGCGAACACTCCTTCGGGCACCACCTTGCCGAGTTTCACGGCCATCTCGGGCTTCGACTGCGACTTCATCTCCTGGGCGTTGAACCGCGCGAATGTAGCGGCGTCGTACGGAAGCGCCTCATCGGGCACGAATACAATGCGTGGGCTTCTCATGCCCTCCACCTGCCGCGGGCTGAATCCGTACTTGGCGCCGAACTCGCGCAGGTAGTCCACATAAGCCGCGTCGGTGCCTTGCCGCGCGGCGAGGTCTCCCGACATGGTGCGGTTGTTGCCGCTCAGCACCACGCCGTCCTTGCTGACAACCACCGGCGACTGCAACGCGCGGTTGTCGTACGCGCCGGCCATCCGCTCGACGATGCGCTGCGCGTCCATGTCGCGCTGGTAGTCGCGGTCGTTGACGCTCTGTCCGTTCTCGTCCACCGGGAAACCCTCGGTGGGCGCGTAGGCGTTGGCGACATCGTGGCTCGCCGACGCGGCTCCCGCCTCGGTCAGCACATAGCGCCCGCGCATCACCGAGCCGTCGGGTAGGGTGATGGCGTCCGCATGGCCCTCAACCTTCGGGGCCGCGTTCCATCTCTCCTTTATCCTGGGATTGACGGCATGAGTGCCTACGGCCTCCTGTTCGGCCTGCTTCTCTGCTTTGGCGCGTTGTTCCTGTTCAAACCGTGCCACCGCCTCGTCATGGGCGGCTGCCTGCTCGGCCTGGCGCCGGGCTTCCTCCTGGCGGCGGATTTCCGCCTGCCGGGCGTCATGAACTCCGGCGATGCGCTGCCAATGCTCGTACTCGGCCTGCGCATGGGCGAGCGCGGCGGCATTGGACCGGCGCGATGCCAGTATTTCTGCCGGAGTCTTTCCTTTGGATTTGAGTTTCTGCGCTTTCTCGAATTCCTTGCGCTTCTCTTCCGACATCATGTCCGCGACATCCCTTGCGGCAGCTTCGTCACCACCGCTGTACTCCACCAGAGCATCCCAGCCATGCTCGGGGCTTTCGGCCTGTTCAAACACGGGATTCCCTTTTTCATCTTTCGGCAGCCGTTCCAGCGCGCTCTGCGGATGCTCATGCTGTGCGACTTCCTCAGACACCGGCTCCTCAGACGCTGTTCCAGCATCAACAATGGCGCCTTCTTCCGATACTGGCGTTTGCGGCGCCGTTTCCGCATCCGCTGCGGCATCTTCCGCCACTACGGATGCGTTCTCCGCAGTGTCAGGCGCCGGCCCTTCGGCAGGTTCCTCAGGCGTGAAGTCAACGACCATGCCGTCAAGTTCCTCCCTCGTTGCATAATGCAGCCCGTCAAGTCCACCTTCGACATAATACTCATACTTGCCGATGTCCGAGGGCGACACTCCCATATCGTCATAGTTCTCCTCAGTCACAATCCCCCCGGTGAGATAACCCCGCTTCTCGGTGCCATCCTCGCCGCGTAACACGATTCTGCCGGCACCGTATTCCATCGGCGCCGAGTCACCGTATTGAGCCGGCGCATCAGCGGGGGCGTCCTCGTAAGTGAGGATGGCGTCCGGCGATACCATCTCAACCTTGCCGGTGGCGACATCGCGGATTATGATGGACTTGTCGCTGGCAGAGCTGTCCACCATCGCGCCGTCATCCGTCATCACAATGCGGCCGCCAAGAACTTCTACCTTCCTGTCGTCCACTTTCATCGTGGCGCGCCCGACGGGGTTCATCGGCGTGCCGTCCGGATTGAGGCCCGGACCGGCGGGCTTGCCGCCATCGCCGATGTATTCTGCAAATTCCTCCTCGGGCCGGGTTGCACTCTCTTCTTTTTCACCCGGCTGCCGACGTGCTTCTTCGGGATAGAGCCGCTCCATGTAGGTCTGCAACGCATCCTGTTCCTCTTTGCTGCGGTCTTTCGGCTGCTTGCGCAGTACCGTGTCAACATCAACGCCGGTCTCCTTCTTGATTTCCGAGCGCATCGTTTCGGGGCGGCTGGTCTTTCCAGCGTCCTTGTTGCGGTCAATGGCCTCATCGAGCATCTGTGCCAGTACGCGCTGCTGTTCGGTCGCGTCCTCATCGCCGCGCTTCACCTTGTCATAAATTTCCTTGACCGCGGCGTGGTCTGCTCCGGGAGATACTGCATTGACGGCGGCTTCAAACACCTTGCCGTCAGCTTCCGCCTCACGGTATTGCTCGCCTATATCAACGGTGTTTAGTTCGGCCTGCCGCTGAATACGCCCCATCTCGGCATCGGCTTCCCGCTGATTCTTGAACGTGCGGCTCGTCACGACGCCGCCGTGTGCGTTGATGGAGCTGACGGTGATCGTGCCGTCCTGCTCATTGGCGGTGGAGTTCCAGCCCACGACGCTCGACATCGGCAGCATTTGCCCGGTGAGAATATAATACATCTTGGCGCGTGTCGCCTCGCTCACGCGTCCGTCCTCCATCAACCGCTCCATTGCCGAATAGCCGTCAAACTCCGCTTTGCGGTCCGGGTCTGCTATCTCCTCGGCTTCCACACGCTCGGCTCTGACTTCGATAATGCCATCCTCGGCTCTGACCTCATCACTCTGATCTCTGACTTCGCGTGTCTTATCTTTGCCGAAAAGGTCAGCGAGTTCGCCATAACCTGCCCGGCGCAGTTCCTCACGCTCATCCTTGGAAACCGAAAGCACTGCCTGGGATGCATCAAGGCTGTTACGCAGACGCTCCACGAAACTTTGCCGGTTATGGTTGCGCTCCGCTCGCGTCTTGGGTTCCTTGATTGGCCGCAACCCGGCAATGACCCTCGGCGCACTCTTCAAGCCATGCTGGGCCTTGAAGCCAATCATCATCGCCATATTGTCAGTCCACACGTCAAATGCGTCACCCTCGCCGCTTATCCATTCGGGAATGGAGAACACCGTACCCTCGGCAAGCGCAGACACAGCGACCTCGCCTAGTCGTACTCCCGCTTTCCCTGTGGTGCTTGTGGTCGCCTTGACGGTCTTGTCAGCGACATTGCCGATGAGCGGAGAGAACGTACCGGTCACGCCGCCCATCACGAGTCCGTGGGCGCCCGCTTTCAACACATCACCGGCAGAATAACCACCGACTTCAAGAGCCTCGGGATTCAGCACGCCGCCATACACAAACTGGCGTTCCCCTTCTTTCAGCATCTCGTAGGTGGCGAAATTTGACGCACCACCTGCGGCCCCGGTAATAATGCGGCCACCGAGCGACGACGAGAAAAGACGCTGGCCCACCTGCCGCGTCATGCCGTTGGCCGCCCTCTGCGCCACGATGCGACCGCCGGCATTGACGGCAGTCCTTGCACCCAGCGAGCCTACGCCTCCCGACACCCACATCGTCGGGTCAACTGCCATGCCGAGGACCGTGCCGCCAATCTGCGCCACGCGGTGATCCTTGCCGTATTCGCCCATCGCTGCCTCGTAGGCCGGCAAATCCCCCGTCTTTCCGTCAGCTCCGATTCTTGCAAGACCCTTGCCGATGGAATTTACGAGATTCATGTCCGCCACCTGCCGCCCGAAATATTCAAGCGTCGACTCCGGCATGTTTTTGGAAACGGCATACTGATACACCGCATTGTCCGAAAGTGACCGGGCCATTTTCTTGGCCGCATCAATCAGTTCACCTTTGTCTACTGCGGGATTTTGGCGGGACAGGACGTCAAGACTCCTGTCGATGAGCTGTTTCCGACCCGACTTGCCCAGCCGGTTCCAAGTGTGTTCCATCATGGTTTGCAGGTCGAAGCGCGTCAAGTGCGATTTTTCCCTGTCATGGCTGTCCATTGCCGCCGTGACGGTGCGCATTTCCCTGCCGCCGCCCATGGCGGCATAGCTGTCCCAATGCTCGCCCGAACTTTTGTCCATATCCGCCTTGTGTCTCGCCTCGGCCTCATTCCAAAGCTCTGCCACATGCCTGTATATCGGAGCCTGCATGTCCATCTGCTCCTGCAACTGGACATCTTCCGCTTTCTCCGGGTCAAGCCCGTTCTCCGCCATTCGACCAGCGAACTTGTGCCGCTGCCTGTCCAGACGAGCCGTACGTTCTGCGGCGTCCGCCTCGCGCAGGTCGGTTGTCAGCGATCCGTCGGGCATCAGCCACTCGGTCACGGCCTTGCCGCCAACATAGCGCACACCGTGCACTTTCGGACTCGCCGCAGCGCTCGCTTCCTCCTGTCCTCCTTGGGGGATAAGGTCTCCCCCTCGCCACGCGGGTCCGGCGGAGATACCGGCCAGTCGGGTAGGGGCTCCGGCCATCCGCGCGCTTCCCTCGGCGTCGGCCGTCATGCGCCTGCCCTCAGGAGTCGCGCTTTCCGTAGTGCGCCGTGCCGCCTCCACGCTCGCGCCCATCCGTTCCGACGCCGACTTCTGTCCCGCAAAATCCCCGTTACCGAAATAGAGGTCGTGCGCCAGCCTGATTTTGTCGGCCTCGCTCGGTACCGCCGTTGGGGCTTCCTTTTTTTTAGGCGCCGCTGCCGTAGGCGCTGTTGCCTTCTTCCAGTCTCCGTCCCCGGGGATGTAATGCCCGGCAGCGTCATGGTATCCGTCGCGCTGCGGTTCCGCCATAGCTGCCGTATCCGTGTTGACGGTCGGTCGCACTGACTTCATGACATCGCCGATCGCGTCCATCGGAGAACGCGGTGCGACCAGGGACGTGAACTCATCCCATGTTCCTGTATTAGAAATGTATTCTTGTGCGATATTGTAGACTTTTCTGCGGTTGCTTTCATTAACCATGCGTGAGTTGAACTCGTCGAAAGTACCGAGATTAGATATATGCTGTGTGAGAACGTCGTACAATTTACGGCGGTTGCTCGATATTTTGTTGTTGTCTGCCATGATTAGTCCCAGTCTATTTCAACCCGAGGTGTCTTTTCCATTTTCTTCCTGAGATTTCCCGCCTTTTGTGCCGGGGTCAGGGATACATCCCTGACTATATCCCCATCTGGTGACTTCGTTGTCATCTGCCTGGTGTCAGGCAGCCCCAGTTCCGCCGACCATCTCATCACCGCCGCGTTGAACATCGCGGCATTATCATAATACTCGCGCCCGTTGGGTGTGTCGAGCCAGTACTTGCGGCCCTTGCCGCCTCCGGCCACCGACCTGCCGCTGCGGTTGTTGCGGTTGATCACCGACATTATCCGTGCCGCCTCCATCTCGGCAGCCGCCTGCATCTTGAGTGCCTCGGCCTCGGCCTTGTCGGCTTTCGCTTTCTGCTCACGCTCCTTGTCGGGCTGCAGGGCTGCCAGGCGCTTCGCCGCCTCCGCCTCCTGCTGGGCTTTCTGCTGCGCCAGCTGCAACGTCACGCCCTGCTGCTTGCGCCGCTCGCGCACGGCGTCAGCCGCATCGCGCAGCTTGCCGATTTGCAGGGCATAGTTCATGTAGCGGTCATCTTCGGCCTCGCGCTGTGCCCTGGCTCTGTCAAAGCGTTCCTGCGCCTTGGCCGACATCCCCTCCTTCGGGTTGTACATGTTGGGAGCATACTGCGTGGTGAAGAAAAGATTGGAGATAGCCTGCGCCGCGTCCGACACTCCAGCAATGATGCCCTCGGTGCGCTGACGCCTCCTCATCCTTTCGACCTCCTCGCGGCTCAGCGGCCTCACCGTATTCATCCGCTGCTGCAGCTGCTCGATAAGCTCCGCGTAATTGTTCGCGCTGTAACCGTCCTCCGGCTGCCTCACACCCGCCGTCACGCTCCTGCCCGATACAGGGTCACTGATTGTATCGGGCTTCTCAGGCACATTCACATCAAGCAATTTTGGCTGCGGCTTCGACTCAGGCGCTCCTATTACCGCCGGCTTCGGCTTCACCTTTATAATATCATACGGCGATTTATCCTCAGTGCTCTTTTCCATGATGTCCTGGATTTAAAAAAGTCCTGCGAGATTCGCGCCGGCGCCTGCGACACCCTGCACCGCCTGCGAAATAGCCTGCGCCTTACCCGCCTCGATGTTGTTCAGCTGGCCGTCGAGCTCCGCATCGCGCTGCCGGTACTGCTGCTCGATGGCATCCTTGCGGCGGTCACCGGCGGCGGCTATCTGCGAGGCAGCCTCCGCCATCGCCTCGTTACCCGCCGCCTTGGCGGCAGCCACGCTCTCCTCCGTGCCCCCCATGACTGCCTGGGCGCCCGCAGCCGCACGGTTGCGCTCCCGCATCATCTCCCGGGTTTTCGTCAACACACGCTGCGAGTCGGCCCGCTGCGTCACATCCTCATTGTAGCGCCGGTTCATCCAGTCCTCGTTCGCCTGCTTCTGCGACTCAACGTTGGCCTTGACCTTCTTCATGGCCTTCGACGCCTTTACGCCGCCGAATATACTGCCGATGGCACCCACGGCGCCCCCTATCAAACTTCCTATCATAATATGGCCAGGTAAAACAAAACTTAAAATCAATGCGCTAAATTACTTCCTTATCTTTGCACAGTTGATTTAAGTTTTGGACTACCCATGGCATTAGGACGAAAAACCGGCGGACGGACCAAAGGAACGCCCAACAAGGACAAGCCTTTAAAGGCGATGCTCCGCGAGCACTCGCTGGGCTACTTCTCGCCCAATCCCGAAAATCCCGACGGGATGAGTGACTTCGACAGGGACATGCTCGCCATGCCCCCGACCGACCGCGCCGACGCCGAGCTCAAGCTGCTGCGCTTCCACACGCCGCAGATGCAGGCCACCGCCGTCGACATCACCCTCGCCGACGGGAAGCGCTCCCTGGCCGAACGCCTCGCGGCCCTCGCCGACGAGAACGAGGACCAGTAGTCCGTCTACTTCCGTCTATTTGTAGACGGCACATCACCGAATTGACGATAAGGTATGACATAAGTTTCATGTGATTGGATAAGGTTTTGATAAGAGTTTTGATTAGGAAAGAGAGAAACACAAAGAAGGCGGCCGCCCGTGAGGGTAGCCGCCTTCGCCATTCATCTGATGCCTTTGAACACCCAGTTCAGCACCCTCCGGTTCGCATCGTCAATTCTCGTCCAGTCTTTATCAAGATAGACATCGGTTATCTTCATGCCAGGATCCACGTGGTTCAGCGCCTCGTGGATGGTGTACTTGTCGATTCCAACTTCATTACGGGCTATCGTAGCCCATGAATGTCGTGCCGCGTAGAATTGTAACCCTGTAATACCTGTTTTCATTTCGAGTATCTTTATACCGCGTTGTATAGCGTTGTAAAACGACTTCGCAGTCTTGAAACGCCGGTGGAAATTGAAAACGCGCACTCCTGATGAATCGCAGTAGCGCTCAACAAGCTCTTTGACTTCGGGCTCGACATTGATTGAGATTTCGGCGAAATCGGCGCGCCTGTTGCGTGTCTTCACACGACGGTATGTTATGCGGCCATCCTCAAAAACGCTGCAATCGTAGAGATCGGCCGGATTCATTCCCACCAGCATGAAGCTGAGCAGGAAACAGTCGCGGGCAAGATTGAAGTCCGACGCACCCTTCTGTCGCCTCTCGATTCTTTCCGTTGCTGCAATTGTGCGTATCTGTTCTACCGTTAGAGCTCGTGGCCTCGGAGCCGTTTCCCTCACCTTTTCCAGTCTTGAGAAAGGTGAGTATGGGATGAGATTTAACCCCGCCTCCTCATCGTTGTGTTCGCGCTTTGCTGCATTGAAAGCCGCGCGCATCCTGACCATATACTCCTCGGCGGCTCTCTCTCCTGTGTAGCGTCCGCTATTTGCTGCCCGACGTCGGATCCATTCCATCCACCCGCGCAAATAACTTACGGTAATCTCATTTATATCGAGTGGTATCCCATTGTTGTATTTGCGCATTGACGCCAGGGCCGCCGCATACGACCTCGCCGTTCCTTCGCGGCCATCGATTTCCATCTTAGAAATCAAACTCTCGACATACTCGAAAAAATCCAACCGAAACCTGCTGCCGGATGCTGCGCTTTTTGAAATCATCTTCACGACTTGCTCCACGGTCATGTCATCGAGTCGCGCCCCTATTTTGTTGCAGATTTCCCTATAAGTTCTGATAAGGTCTTCGGCTGCATCAATCAGCATTTGGTTCTTTAATTTCATCGATCTGGTCATGTCTTTGGCCGATGCATACCACTGGGTTGCGACATATTTGGTTTTGCGTGCATGAATAACGCGTATCTTTATGTTGTAAGTTCCGTCCCCACGCTTGTTTTGGGGTAGTATAACAGTTTTGAAAGTAGCCAT